TCCCGCGTTTTGCTGCTGTTGCGAATGGCCCGCTCGACCAGTTCTACCGGCTTCATGGTCGGGTGCAGATCGTTCTTGACCGGCTTGTTGATGAACCAGACATCGCCCTGGTCACGGTCACCACACCAGAAGTGATCGACGCCATCACGCCAGCCATACAGGATGGGTTCGTACTGGCGCTGGTAATCGGCGCGACCCAGTGTGAAGGTGTTCTTGGCCCAGATGATGAAGGTGGACCACTTGCCACCGGCGCCGCGAAATGCCAGCTGCAGGGTGTCAAGCTCGCTGGAGCTCATGGCGATGTAAACCGCGCCCTTGCTATAGGTCAGCAGGTTGGCACAGGCCGCCGACAGGAATCCGGCAAAGCCTTCACCCAGGTTGTCATTAAGGATGGGCCGGTGGGTGCCGCGCTGCTTGTCCTTGGCGGTGTTGGCGTAGTTGACGTTGTAGGGCGGATCGGTAAACGCCATGTCGGCCAGATCGCTGCCCATCAGGGTCTCCAGTGCCACGGGGTCCGTGGCATCGCCACACAGCAGGCGATGCTCACCCAGCAGCCACACATCCCCTGGTTGGCTTACGGGGTCGTCGGTGACCTCCGGTACCGCATCATCGTCGGTCAACCCCTCGTTGCCGGCCAACTCGGCCATCAGAGCAGCCAGTTCATCATCGGCAAAGCCTGTCAGAGACAGATCGAACCCGGCAGCCTGCAAGGCCTCCAGTTCGATGCGCAGCAACTCATCATCCCAGCCGGCGTTCTCAGCCAGCTTGTTGTCCGCCAGCACATAGGCGCGCTTTTGCGACTCGGTCAGATGCGCCAGTTCGATGACCGGCACCTGCTCGAAGCCCAGCTTGCGTGCTGCCAGGACCCGGCCGTGACCAGCAATGATGCCGTTGCTGCCATCGACCAGCACCGGATTGGTCCAGCCAAACTCGCGGATGGATGCCGCGATCTGCGCTACTTGGGCATCCGAGTGCGTGCGGCTGTTACGGGCGTAAGGAATCAACGCCTCGATCGGACGATATTCGATTTGCACGATGGTCTGGGCGCCTTGAAACGACAAACCCGCCAAGAGCATGGTGCTCAGGGCGGGTTCGTGGGGTTAGGTAGTGGCCAGATCAGGGTGGGCGTTTGCCTCGCACCTCTGTCCAGAAGATAGCTGAAATACTACGCCAATCCGGCGGATATGTTGCACGCCCGATTTTGCGTTCAACCCGCACCGTTACGCAGGTCTGCGCAGACCTTGTAAGTCGCTGGCGATTTCATGCAATTTCATGATCGATCTTCCAGATTGAGGTGCAGCGCCACCCTGGCCAGGGCCATCTGCCACCGTCGCCAGGCGGTGCTGCGGTCACATGCAAAGCGGATACCGATCTCCCGCCAGCCGTAGCGCTTGGCGCGCATCCACACCAGGTGCCGTTGCTCTTCTTCCAGCCAGAGCACCCAGCGCATCACCTCCAGCATCCGATCAACCGACTCCGGACTGGGCGGGAAATAGACCGGTGGCCGGTCATCCGCACCCAGGTTTTCATGTTCGGCGCGTTTGATCGCCGGCCAGCAATTGAAATACCCCTGGACTCGAACCGCTGGCAGACGCCGAGCCACATCGGCCGCCTGATTGAAGCGCAAGGCCACATCGTCGATCGTCCACTTAGCCATGGCGAGACCCTCCGTAAAGACGCTGGCCGATGCGCCGAACGATCTCCTGCTCAAGAAAGTCCAGGCGACTGTCATCGGCATGCACCACCAGGATGCGCTGCTCCTGCCAGCCGCTTTGCTTGATGGCGTCCAGATCAGGCGACTGGGGCTGAAGGCGCCCCAGAGGGCAGCGGTAGTGAGGTGTTGGTGTTTTCATGTTCAGGCCTCCTGCGTCGCGATGGCCCAGTGCAACAAGGCCAGGGCATCGGCCTCGTTGTCATCCGTTAACGGGTGGCCCAGGGCACGCATGGCCGCGATGACCTCGGTCTTGCCTGCATTGCCTTTGCCAGTGGCGTGTTTTTTGATCGTGCCGACAGGTACGCCCAGATAGGCGATGTTTTGGTGTTCACACCAGGTGGTGAGCGTGGCCATCAGGCCCCCGTAGACATGGGCGGCATCCACCCCGGTATGACGGCGTACCTCTTCGAAGTAGACCGCATGGATATCCTGGGCGATCGTCTTGATTTCACCCAGCCAGCGCTTGAAGCGCAGAAACCGCATGCCACCCCCCTCGAAGCGCTGGGGTCGGAAACTCGCAAACCCGTGTGCAATGTGACCTTCCCGGGTCAGCAGTGCCCAGCCGGTGGTGGTCCCGAGATCAAGTGCCAGCACCACCCGCCGATTCAGATCCCTGCCACAACCATCGGAGGAAACCTCCCTACGTGAGGGAGAGGGAACCACTGTTCCCTCTCCTACGTAGTAGGAGGGGGAGTTTTCGCCAACTGAAGAATCCGAGCAAACCCAGTAACCATGCGGGTTTTCGTCAGTTGGCAAGTTGGCAGCGTTTCCAACTTGCCAACTTGCCAACTTGCGCTCAAGTGGTTGATTTACATGGTATTGAAGTTGGCAATGGTCTGCCAACTGAATCCAGTTGGCAAAAAGTGGGTTCCAGTTGGCAGAACTTTTGCCAACTTGGCGATGCGTATTCATGCGGGCTCCTGGGTATCGTTGAGATCGTCTTGGTACACCCACACCTCGGGGTGCTCGACCGGCATGGCGGCCCCCGATTGCGGGCATTTGTAGTGGGTGGGCAGAACGAGATGTGTCTGCATCACGACCTCCCCGGTGTAAGGATCAGGCGGTCCGATGGCCATCTGTAGCGCCATGCCTTCCACGCACAGGTAGCCGAACTTGGTGCGCCCGCAGGACGGCAAACCGTAGTCAGCAGCATTCCGGAAATACTTGATGTAGCCCTGGGTCGCCAGGGCCGATAGCCGCTCGCGGATGGTGCGCTCGCCACCCAGCCCGGCTTTGCCTTCAAAGCCTTCGGCAAACTGATTGGCGGTGTAGCAGCGTCCGTTGGCGGCCTCCTGAAACAGAATCTCGAGGATCGCGTCCCGCTTGCGTCGACGCTCCGCATCCAGCCGCTCGCCGTATTCCTTCATCACCAGCCGCTCGTTGGCGTCGACCTCGCGCCACTCACCCTGAACCTTGTCGATGTGCTTGAGCGGAATGCCGGCACCGTTGCGCAACTCATAGATCAACTGACGGGTCGTGCGCGTCTCATCAGGCCGGAACAGCAACATCCCGGTGGAGTAATAACCACGCAGGCTTCCCGCACCAGCCAAGGCCTGAAACGGGTCCTCCTCAAACTGCTTCTTGCCGAGCTTCTTGGTGTGGTGTGCGAGGATGACGCCAGCGTCCGGATTGACCGCCTGGCGAATCCGCTCCACCCGCTGTGACAGGAAGAACAGCATGGCGCCGTTGTCGTTCTCTCCACCGGCGTCGCCGCCGTCGAACACGTTGCGGATCGGATCGATGGCGATGATGTCAGGAGACCCACCGCCAAAGGCGTTCATGATCGCCGGGATCACCTGCGCCAGCCCCGCGTCATCGAGCACCAGCCGCAACTGCGGCGTGGCCACGAAGTTGGCGCGGGCGTCCAGAAGCCGATGGGACGGCAGGCGGACATCCTTCACGCGCTCGCGCAGGTAGTGGTACTGGACCTCGGCCTGTAGGTAAAACACACGCAGTGGTCTGGGTGGCTGCATGCCCAGAAACGCAGCGCCGGCCGCCATGTGCGCCAGCCACGATAAAAGGAAGTCACTCTTACCGACTTTGGGCGCACCGCCGAACACCAACATGCCTGCGGGCGTCAGCACGCGCGGAGAGATCAGATCGGGTGGCAGCGGTGAGTTGTCATCGAGCAGTTCGCCGAGCGTGAAGGTGGGCAGGGAGGGAGCCGCCGCCTTGACCACGCGACGTTCGCCCTGGGCGATGAATGCTGCGCAGTCGAACCCTTCGTCGACCGCGTCGGCGGCGTCCCACTTGGCGGGCTTGTCGGTGGGCGGCACCAGGATGGCCACGGATGTGCTGCCTGCCGCCATGCAAGCACGGGCAGCGCTCTCGGCGTAGTCCCAACCGGGCGCGTCCCGGTCCGGCCAGATGACCACGGATTTCCCCGCCAACGGATGCCAGTCGGTTTTGTCGACAGGAGCCTTGGCGCCGTTCATTGCGGTGGTGGCCGCAATGCCGCAAGCGATCAATGCAGCCGCACACTTCTCGCCTTCGACCAGGACGACCTCTCGCGCTTTCGCGATGGTCGGTTGGTTGTAGAGCGGCCTGGGGTCGGGGGCGCGCCACATGCGGGCGCGGACATCCCAGGGGCGGTACTCTTTGCCTGTCGGCGGGTCATACCGGTAGACGCAGGCGATCAGCTCGCCATCGGGAGTCAGGTAATCCCATTTGCCGGTGTAGGCGCCGAGGTCGTCCATCGGCACGCTGCGAACTTCACGGCGCATCGGCGTGCCGACCGGGGCCGCAATGCCGAGCCACTGCCGGATCTCTCCAGTGATGCGTGGGAAGTCGCTGCGGGCGGAGCGGCCCTGCGAGCGCGCCCACAGATCGATGATGTCGCCGCCCTCGTCGGTGGAGAAGTCTTTCCACAGGCCTCGCCGTGATCCCTCCAGCTCAACCACCAGACTCTTACCCGGGTTGCCATCGACATCACCGACGTAGAACTTGCCACCCCGGATGCGCCCCTGCGGAAACAGGTAGTGGAGGACCGCCTCAAGTCGATCCAGCAAGCCAGCGCGCAAGGCATCGGTGTCGGAGGTCAGTTCGTCGCGCTGCTCGGGCGCGTCATTGAAGTCGAGCCAGATGATGTTGTCGGCCATCATGTCGAACTCCAACAGCGGTCCTGCCAGGGGCAGAACTTGCACTCGACATGCGTTGGCGTGGTGGCATGGCGCGGCAGGAGTTCCTGGCTGTCCGTTGCCGTGATGACCCGAACCGCGCGATCGGACATAAGCTGCGCCAGACCGCCGTCGAACGGCACTAGCTCGAACCAGATCTCTTCGGAGTCCTTGTTGATGGCGGTGAACAGTGCAGGGTTCGCAGAGATACCCGGAATGCTGGCCTCCATGTAGGCCTGATAGATGGCCATCTGCGCGGCATAAACCGGTTTGGATTTGCTGACGCCGTGCTTGACCGTGTCCCGCCAGGACTTGTCGTTCAAGGTCTTGCACTCCCACAGCGCCGGATAGCTCATTTCCAGCTCTGCAGGGCCGCCGTTCAGCACGCCATCGACGTGCCCTTGGATGCGGCCGCCCGCGACAGAAAAACCG